TTATTGATTTTACACCTGATAGTGGTTCAAGATGTGATATCGACACACAAAATAAAGAATTAATTGCTGCTGTTGATTTTTGGTCAATGAATCCTGAATTAGCATTGAATTCCGCAATTAATGTTGATACTGCTGATTTAAATTCTAATTTACAATTATTAGATCCAAACTGTAAGAAGACTGGAGACTTTATAACACTAGATTATGAAGAAGTTGATTGGATTGAAAACCCACAAGCAACTGGAGTTGAAAATGTTAACCCATTTAATGTTATTGCATTTAATGGTAGTATAAGATTAGATCCACCATCAGACAACTGGACAAGAACAATCTATGTGAATAACGTAAGAACTGAATCAACTGGTGCAAGATGGGTAGAAAGTTCTAATATTGTTTCTAATACAACAACTAGAGGAAGATCTCATAGTCATAGTCGTGTAGAAACTAGACCAGGTTTCAGAGGAAGAATCAATGGAAGAAGAAGAAATTTCCTCATGCTTGCAGCAGGTAGAAGGAGAAGAGGTCATTTCCACGGACAAGTGTTCCATCAAGTTAGAGTTACAGAAACAAGAACAAGGGTAACAAGAAGAATAGAGAGAAGTTTTACGAATACATTAGTAGGACCTTCAGAAGAGAGAGATTTTGTTGAAAGTACCAAGATAACTGGAAGAAACATTGACCAATTCATGAGGTCGAGAAATGTTTATTTCCAAGCAAGTGGATTAAAACCATTCACTAGACATTATCATTTCTTAGATAGTGGTATTCCAGATATAGTACCTAAATTAGTTGAAATTGAAATGTCATCTGGTACTTTCAGTATATTAGAGGATGTTAAAGTTGAATTAAATGGTACTCAAATTGCATTAATAAGATCACAAGAACCAAATCATAAAGTTGGTGATGAATCAAGACCTGAATTTTCAGCAGGATTAGGTGCACCTAATGTTAATGTTGAAAAATATACAGTTGACCCATATGATCGATCAAGACCAGCACCATCTGCGACATACTCTGCTACTTCAAGGTTATTTAATGTTGATGTAACTGGATTAGCGAACTTAGAAAAATATAGTGGATATATTGTAAGAGGAGCAAAATTAACAGGTCAGTCAAGTGGTGCTGTAGCTACAGTCACAAGTATCAATCTTTTCTCTGATAACTGGGGAGACTTAATAGGTGCATTCTTCTTTAGAAATGCAAATGTAACACCAACTCCACCAAATCTTTTCACAGTTGGTACAAAAACATTCAGAGTAACATCTTCTGCAGATGGTACTTTACCAATACCTGGTAGTGCTGCATTATCAAGTAGTGCAAGTGGAACTTATCTTGGAACTGGTACTGTATTAACACAACAAAACAATGTCGTACAACTTAGAAATCCACCCCGTCCACCACAAAGAGAGAATGAAGTAGAGGTTAGAACATCAACCGAAACGACAAGAAGTGAACAACTTGTAAGAACTTTTGCCAGAGGTAGAAGAAGACGTAGAAATTGGAGGAGAAGAAGGAGAAGAGGAAGGAGAGATCCTTTAGCACAATCATTCACAGTAGATGGATCAGGTGCATTCCTAACATCCTTTGATGTTTACTTTGCTTCAAAAGATGATACTGCTAAATTAACAGTTCAGTTAGCAACTGTTGAGTTAGGTATTCCAACAATTAATTTAGTTCAAGATTTTACAGAAGTTGTATTAAATCCTGAAGATATTAATATCTCAAGTGATGCATCCATACCTACCACTATAAGATTTCCTTCTCCAGTATTCTTACCACCAGATGAAGAATATGCCTTAATATTCTTATGTCCACAGTCTGACAAATATGAAATGTGGGTATCCACAATGGGGCAGAAGTCAATAAGGACAACTCAATTACCCGATGTACAAAATGTTATTGTATCTAAACAATATATCGGAGGTAGTTTATTTAAATCACAAAATGGTACAATTTGGACACCAAGCCAAAACCAAGATTTAACGTTTAAACTTCGTAAAGCAAAATTTGTTGATTCAGGTAATGTAAGACTTTATAATACACCGATTGAACCTGGTAACAGAAACTGTCAAGTTTTACCTGCAAACCCAATACGTTCACTCCCAAGAAAATTAATTGTTAAAATTGATGGATCTGGTACAAGAACAAATGCTGTATTCCCACTTGGTAGAAAAGTAAGTACAGGCACTGCCTCTGACTTAGAAGATCAAAGTGTAACAGGTATTATTGAGGGTCAAGGTGCTCCAGCTGGTGACATAGGATTAGTAACTGGTGGAACTGGATATTCATTAACAAGTAATACTGCTGTTCCTACAGTCGCTTTGACTGGAAGTGGAACTGGTTTAACTCTTAACGTCAGTATTTCAAATGGTGTTATTACTGCTGATGCTACTAATGCTGCTGGTTCAGGATACCAAGTTGGTGATGTTATAACACTTGACAACTCTAACGCACAAGTAGTTAGAGGTGCTGGTTATAAGGGTGTTATTGAAACAATTAACTCAACATTAGATACTTTATACCTAACTGATGTTCAGGGAGAGAAATTTACTAACAATGAAACACTTGTACACTACGGTGCTAATAATGATACAAGAACAGTAGCTTCTAACGTTGCTGTAAATGGTGATTCTGTGCAGAATGGTGATTTATTTGCAGGTAATGTATTTGAGGTTACACAGTATAATCATGCTCATCATGGTGCAACCAATAAGGTTGATATAGTGGATGTCAAACCAGATACCACTATCGTACCTTCAACAAGTGCACTTACTGCTGAAAGCACAACTGTTTCTCTTGCTAACACTGCACCTTTTGCATCATTCCAAGGAATAAGCACTGATAGAGGAACTGCTCTAATAGAGGAAGAAATAGTTTCATACGTGTTAGGCACAGGTCAACTTACTTTGACAAGAGGTGTGTTGAATACTACAGCACTTCCACATGATGAGGGTGCAAGTATACAAACATATGAGGCAAATGGTATTTCTCTTGCTGGTATTAATACAATATTTACAGTTCCAACTAATGCTACTCTCGTAGATGCTGTTAATGTTGATAATTACTATCTTGAGGTTGACAGAGGTGCTTTAGATCCTCTAAATCAGAGAACTGGTAACTCCCTATTATGCTTTACAAATGAAAGAGGTTTAGGTGGAAATACTGTGAAGATATCTCAGAATCATCAATACAGTACGTTCTCACCAAATATTAATTTCATAACACCTGGTACAACTACAGATGTTGCTGCAAATTTAAGGACAATAAGTGGTACAAGTGCAGATGGAACTGAAATATCCTTCCTAGATCAAGGTGTAATACCTACTACATTAGGTGAAACAACTTTCTTACCCACACCTCGATTGATTGCATCTAAAATTAATGAAGATAAACTTTCATTCTTCCCTAAGAGTAAATCTATAGAGGTAAGTATAGATATGACAACTGCAGATGAAAATTTATCACCTGTATTAGATATTAAGAATGCAACCTTTGTTTATGGTAGGAACAAGATTAACAATCCTGTAGGGATTGAAAATTATGCAACAGATAATCGCACTAATTCAATTGATGAAGATCCTCATGGTTCAAGATTTGTGACTGAAATGACTCATTTATCTCAACCAGCAACATCACTTAAAGTTCTTATTTCTGCAAATCGTGCACCTGAAGCTGACTTTAGAGTATTCTATCGTTTGTTAACTGCAGATTCATCAGAAGTTGGCACAACATTTAGACCGTTTCCTGGATTTAAAAACATGAAAGATCTTGATGGTGATGGATTCGGTGATGAAGTAATTGATGAGGCAAAAAATGATGGTAGACCTGATCAAGCTGTTTCACCTAATGTAGATGATGAATTCTCAGATTATCAATTTACAGTTGATGAATTAGAGCAATTTAGTGGATTTGCAATTAAAATTGTAATGATTACCACTAATGAGTCTGAAGCACCTAGATTCAGAGATTTCAGAGCAATCGCACTAGCATAATTATGATACCAGTAGAAGGACATAAAAATTTATTTCGTGATGAGTATACGAATGCGATAGTAAACACTGATGATATCGCATTCGATAATTATCTGAGCACTAAAAGATCTAATTCTGATAAAAGAGCAGAAATGGATGAGGTAAAACGTGAACTTGCCGAGTTAAAATCTTTGTTAAAAGAACTTACTTCAAAGATAACATCATAGTAAATATAAATACTTTTTAGATCTGAATACGCTAACTTAGATGGCAGATATTAAAGTCAGAGTTGGACAACAAAATGCCACGAAGGTGATTTCATCTCTGGCAGGTGCCCAGACTCTATCATTAACAGAATTAAGTGATGTGAATGCATCAAACCTACAGAACGGTATGGTGCTCGTTTTTAATGGAGTAACGAATAAATTTGACGCAACATTGGAGTTGACTCCAGGTGCAGCACAGAACTTAGACATCAACGGGGGAAATTTCTAAATGGCTAGTATTATTAGAATCAAACGATCTTCTGGTACAGCAAAACCAGGTAGTTTGAATTGGGGTGAAATGGCATATGTAACTGGTATTGGCAGTTACGGTGGAACCAATCAATACAAAGACAGAGTATTTTTAGGAGATGACGGAACAAACGTCAATCCAATCGCTGGTCACTACTATACATCTATGATGGAGCATACACCTGGTGCTTTGGCAGGTGTTACAAATACAAGAAATAGTGATGGTGGTATTGTAGCGATTCTCGACAGTAGTAGAAAAATAGACGTATGGAATGTAGATAATTTAACTTTAGATACTAATACAATATCTTCAACTGATACAGATGGTGACATAATATTTAATCCAAACGGATCTGGTGAAGTAATGATTCCTGACGATACCTTCTTAGGTTTCGGTGGTGGAGTTAATGGTACAGCAGCTGCTGATTCAAAGATTGAATATGATGAGAATGGTACAGATCAATTAACTTTTACTGGTGCTGATGTAAGATTTAATATTACTACTCAGTCAACTACAAAAGATAACGGTGCTGTAATTGTTGAAGGTGGTGTAGGTGTAGAAAAAAATATTAATGTTGGTGGAAATTTAATCGTTGATGGTGGTGAAAGTAGA